GCCCTTTAAAATCGTATTCCACCTCGTTGAATTCCGTATCATTCGTCACAAATTCGATTCCCCGAACGCTCACTACATCCTCCTGCTTTCGCAACATCGAGTGTATCTTCGGACCAATAAACATATACAATAATTTGGTCAGCTTATCCTTCCGCTCCACCGTCGCCGAGATGCCCAGCATATACGGTGTAATGGTTTTCAACAGTGTCTTGGAGAACTCCTCGCTCCCGATTCGGTGGACCTCATCGATAATCGTCAACCCGAACTGCGAGTAGACTTCCTGTGGAAACACCTTATTATACATCGTCTGAATCATCCCTATAACGATGTCCTTGTCATCTATGTCGCATACGGATGCCTGGATTTTGCCCACCCGCGCACCCGGTAGGAATTCCTCTATACGCTCTATCCACTGGTTCATCAGGAACTCCTTATGTACCAGGATGAGTGTCTTCTTTTTCAGGAGCGACACGATTTTCAGTGCCATTACAGTATTGTGTGTCACCGTATGGTCTCCCAGGACAAACCGGCGATTCCCATCGATTTCGAAACCATAGTAATCGTCGACGTCCAGTTCAGTTAGTTTAATCGAGTAGATGTTTGCCGACTTACGCTTCATGCACGTTCCAGGTTTTATGCGAAAGTAATTTCGCTCCACTGGAATGTCCCCAATGTTATCGCCATATATACGAACCAGCGATTTGTTTCGGTCATGTCCTTTATAGGTAACAAGAATCTCGGCACCGAATCCGAGAGAGCGTGCCAACCCAACAATGTCATGTGCCAGTGTTCCGTTATCATATACTTCGGTTATATAGTAGTCAACATGCCTATTTGTTGCAGTGGATGCATCTAATATACCCGCAAGTGTCCTCATTCGCACCTCCCGTGTATTACACTTGTATTCCATCGGGATATGCGAACGTTTTCGGAATTCATTCATCTTTTGTCTGAAATATGGGTCTTTCCAGTAATGGAGAACATGGACGATATACTCCTCATCCGTCGTTCCCAAATTCGTAACTCCATGTATATAATCATAGACGCTTTTGAATATAGTTACCACGCTCGTTTCATCTCCATGTCCGCCAGAATGCAGGTTATAGTTCAAATTCATAATATGCCCCATGACGTATGGGTCGGCTTGAATGTGACGCTCGGCATACTCGATTTGCGCACGATAACCCAACAATATACTACGCGCGGTTTTCGATAGCTGGAGATAATCCTTTACTGCTATGTCGTGGACATCGCCTTCTTTGTATGTCTTACCATAGTCACGGTTGGCTTTTAGTGATAGAATATGACTTTCATTTACGGTATATTCTTCGTTATCACTGGCATTGATACGATACATCTTCTCGCGACCTCGTGCTAAGGTGAGCACGTTCCTCGGGGTCGAATCGTCGCCCATGAGGACATCGCCAACCTCGACATTTTGGACCAACTTGATGGTTCCATCATACATGAGAATGGGAGTATCGATTCCGAGACACTTACCGGCGCCACAATAGATTTCTAAAATCCCTGATGCGGGAAACCCATGGTTTCCCCGCACGCCCCTTCCTTCCTCGGAAACTAGTTGTGCGTTAGCAGGGGGGGCGTGCGGGGGGTGAAATCCCCGCATATAGATAGATACTATGTCATTCTGGTAGTCTCTCAGCTCCCTCGGGAATTTCACATCTATATCCATTCCCGGTGCGATTTCGCTCCGCTCCGGCGTTCCATACCGCTCTATACCATAAAATCTCGGAACATATATCTTTTTATCGTTCTCCCTATACACCGGAAATGCATCGTCGAGTGCCGGGCCAAACGATGGCCCCGGTGTCTGTGGTTTCAAGAACAAGTCCTTCTTCAAGAACTCGAGGTCTTGTATGGTTAGCGCCGATTTGGGAATGGTGTATCCTTTGGTTCCCAAATACGACGCCGCGCACACCTTTGTTTTGTATTCTGTAGTAATATTCATTCTTTGGATTGAATCTAAATATGACAATATCTTTAGATTCAATTTTTGGAAAATCACGGAATAAAATACACTCGTGAGAAACCTTTGGTTCCCGAACCTCCAGGAACACCATCTCTGTAGGATTGAGGATAATTATTTGAAGTGCCACGTCCTCCACTCGACTGTACAGTAGGGTTTGTATCTGATATGTCGCCAGTGAATGCGTTAGCCCCAGTCCCACCAGAAATCGCCGGACGACTTCCAGAGGCGACGACAGCAGTAGTATTTGTTCCATTGCGGTCTACTCCAGCCGTTGCCCCATTGGGCGTTGTGCCGGGTGCTGCGTCAGCAGGTTGATTTGTGCCATCTCCCCAATAAGAACCATATCCTGCAGCTCCACCGCTTCCACCAGAAGCAGTATATGTTGTGCCACTAACGTTTATAGTTGTGCTATTACCTGGAGTACCAGCAGTGCCCGGTTGCCGATTGCCGTCCTTGTCACCTCCGCCTAAACCACCCGCTCCGCCACCGCCACCAGTTCCAATCACAATACTAATTGTGCTACCTGGAGTAACTGCAATTCCCGTTGCCCCTGAGGTTGTCAAATATTGACCTCCGCTTCCAGCTCCTCCATTACCTCCTTCGTTAGCATCATCGGCGCCGATAGCATTTCCCGAAAATGCACCACAACCACCACCACCACCACCGCCACCACCGCCTACCCCAATAAACCTAACCGATTTACACCAAGCTGGAACGGTTAGTGATGTTGAATTATTCGAATCGGTATAGGCAGCCATAATATTATAATAATCAAGCAAATCATAAGTAATTCCACTAACTGTTACAGTATATTTAGAACCCGTTGTAGTTTGTTCAAATGCTAATGAACTTGAAGTTCCTGATGTCAATCCGGTATATCCACCAGGTGCAAACGAAACAGACCCAGTAGGATATAAGTCTGTAAGCGGACTACCATCAAACAGATAGCTCATATATATTATACAACTTTTTTTTTAAGTTCTAAAAACCCCACCAATATATACCTGACTCCGTTTGTTATTGGCAAACCTCCATGTTTTGTTTTACCACAGTGTATAGTTAAATCACCTTGTGAAGGTTTAATTGTAATACCATCTTCAAAATAAGTTCCTCCTCCTAAAAATGAATTAGTGTTACTCAACAAAAGATTGAATGATAACAAACTACCATCTCGATGCATCTCTAACCCGTTTTGCTCGTCATGTTTGTATTTAACCACAAATAAATCCGTATAATTCAGTGTTATATTATCCGGTAGGTTATACGATTTTATTATCTTTTCGGTAACATCGGAGAGAGCCAGAGTTACAAAACTAAATATGGTTTCTATTTTACATATAGGCAAATCCGTGGTTGGGTATTGTTTGTGCCTATCTATTGTCCATCCATTATTATTTTTGGCATAGCGCTCAGACTCGAATATTATCCAATCGCATACACTCGGTTTGAGAAATTGTTCGTAAACAAATCTCTGTTGGAACCGATTATACCTTATTTTGTCCGAATCTATCATCATCTCATCTATATCATTGGCTACATCATCGTATGTATTCTTCAGCTGGAATAACTCTTTTGGTTCTTTACCAATATTTCGCCCCTGTGTTATCTTGACATTACTATATTCCTTATAATTTATAGAATCAATTAAACCTGCGTAGTTATAATCAGTCGAAGAATTTTTTATAGCATTAAATAAATTTTGATTCATAATATCACTTGACATATCAACATGTAGTGTCTGGGTTTGTTCGGGAATAAAGACTAATGTTGCGTAATTCGACGCATCGCCAATTTCTGTAGATGTGTAGTATTCAACATGACTCGGTTGAGTGTTCCATATATTAATTGCCATAATGTGCCGATTATTTCCATCATATGTATTATTAAATGTAACAGCACCATGATAATAAAACGGCAAAAAAGTAATCATTTTGCTCTGCCTAGGTTTCGACATAAACAATAATAAGTCGACAATTCGTTTGGTTTCGTATATATTCTGGTTAGTAATTACCGTTGGAACTTCATTATCATTCAAATACACAATACACGATAATAGAGGATGTTTTAGTATCCTATCATTGTTTTTTAGATATTCGTCACAGTCCACATGTAACCCAGTATCGGCTGTATGTTCGTTTTTAAACCAAAACTCAATGTGGCATTTGGTTAAATCGTGGATTTTTAATTGCCTTGCATTATGTTTTGATATATCATATATTGTCCGCTCTATAAGGTCGTATTGGTCATATGACTTACTCAAATCTAATAACTTTCGACTATAATCTTGTTTGTGATGTGTTATAATGTCGTTACATCGTATATTTTGTATTACAGCGCTCTGTATGTGCTCCATTAATAATATATATTATTAATTTTTATATCGATATAAGGTTTATATATAATATAAAAATATGAGTCTATCCCAATACGTAAACCGTTATGTTTTTTTAGAAAAGGATGTGCTTAGTAAATATATTTGCTCTAAATTTATAGAGTTTGACAATGAGCATCGCCCAAGAGATATGTCGGTTGAATTTTTAATGTGCGAAGGGCATACAAATGGCACATTGTTTTGCAGATTTTTCTCAATCCTGAACGATTTAGTTCTCAAATACTTGAAAGTAGCTGGTCATATAACCTATAATTTAAAGTCGATGAATATATTGGATGTTTCTACTATAAATATTGCGAATAAAAATACTAATAATAGTAATATTATTGGAATAGCTCCTCTAAAACAAAAAATAACCATTCAGTTTGCACTTAAACACGAATACGTCGTAAATGTAGGCGATGTCATATTTATCCCAAATGAATGGATGTTTGCGAACTCCATTTCTTGTGACGATAACTCGAATATACTATTTTTTACGTTTAGTATACGTAATAATGAAATTAACCTTATGACTCTCTAGAATCGACATCCGACCCACATAACCATCCTGTTATTATATACTTATCATCCGATACTGGCATTAATCCACAATGCGGATATGTCCAATTGGATGGGAATAATAACAAATTGCCCTTTTTAGGTTTTATTTTTACTTGCTGCCAAAATTCGGTTTCGCCACCTTCAGATATATCGTTTAAATACCATAAATATGTCAATAATCGAGGCTTGTTAATGTCATCGTTAAACATAAAATCGTTGTGGTATTCATATTTTCCAACATTTTTTTTGTATTTTTGCATCATAAACCCCGTGTCTACCATTTGTTTATAATTCAACATTTTCACGTGATATTTTTCATTTTGTGATTTTACATAAACCGCTAGCGCGGCGGTAAGCTTATCGTATAACTCATCATTTAGTGCAATTAGTTCTTCTGGTAGTTCTTTTTGATTTACTGTTATACACAAGTCTCGAGTGTCCTTGATTTTTTTATTAACGCCACCTCTAGTAGACCCTTCGTGACCATATTCAATATTGTGTTTTTCATACATTTCTACGCATTTATCACAAAAATCATCCGAAAGCGATTTTTCTAAGTAGGTAAACTCCATATTCTAAATAGAAAAAGCGAAAACTGTTTAAATTCTTTCGTGCAAACTATGTTTTGTCTTCTATTTGTTATTAATCGCTATCACTTTCGCTTTCGCTTTCACTTTCACTTTCACTTTCACTTTCACTTTCACTTTCACTTTCACTTTCACTTTCTCTTTCACTTTCGCTTTCTCTTTCGTATTCTGATTCCGGGGTCTTTTCTTCGGGTGACGGTTTCCCAGCTGGCGTTTTACGAGCGGGTGTTTTTTTAACAGGTTCCTTTTCTTTTACATAATCTTCAAATATTTTTCGCCGAACGTCGTCGGATTCAAGTATTTTACCTAATAGTCTGCCATCGAGTGGGTCTTTCGTTGTAAGGGCTTTAGGTGCTACAGCTTTGACCTCATTCTTGGGTGATGTTGAAGCGGAACTAGCTCGTTCCGCACTTCTAACACGTCTCGTATTTTTCGAACTAGCGCTTTTGGCTCGTTCCGCGCTTCTCGCACGCACAGTCATTCTAGCCGTTTTTGCAGTTTTTGCCATATTTTTACGTATGACTTTATTGTATTGTGCAATTATTTCGGCATCAATTTGTTTCATAGACAAAAGAGCCGTATAAATACCAGCATTATCTGAAGCGCGTTTCCATATATATATGCTACCGTCATCAAGTCCTGCAAAAATTCTCTCATTTTTAGGACTATACACAATCGACGTTACCGAGGATTCTTCATGATCTAATGTCTGAAACAGTTTTCCGGTTTCTGCGCTCGAAATCTTAATAATTCCGTCAGTGCTTCCACTAATAACAACAGGTGTAGTTTTATCGTGGTTGAATTTGGCGGATGTAACGACGCCAGCGTGACCGATTCGATGAACTATCTCTCCTGTTTCAATATCCCAGATTCGCGCTTCACAATTCGAGTATGTAACTACAGCAGGCGTTCCATCACCCTTGTATTTGCTCTTCCAATCTCCTACTCCACTAACAATCTGCTTACCATCACTACTAAATTCTACTGACCTCACAATACCTTCGCCTTTCAATACATGTAATAGTGCTCCACTAGAGACATCCCATATCTTAATTGTTCCGTCTGCACTTCCACTTGCGATTCTATTGCCCGTTGGATTGAATGCGACTGACATTACCTGACTAGAATGTGACGCTTTAACCGTTGTCGGCTTGCCAGTTCTATCTATCATAAAATCCGGAATACTTGGGTCGGAGAATCGCTTTTCTAGTTTTGCTCCTTTATTTAAACGATCATCTTCCACCCATAATCTTCTCCTGAGCGGGCGTCCGTATTCATCCTCTTTATAATCGATGTTCGCTTTCCACATCTCAACCAGACCATCCTCAGTGCCTTTCACAATTCGAAATCCATGTGGACTAAATGCAACACATATTGGTCGAGAGTTATGCTTATCCCAAGTCGAATACCTTTCTGAAATATCCACCGGAGATTGGTCTTTGGGTTCATTCCAGTCTCTCCATACAAGCGTATTTCTTTCATCTGTATTTGCAGCTGATGCAAAATGTCCAGTGGAACTGAATGCAACCGACCGCACATGCCGCTGATATTGATAGCTACTGGGGCTAGGGTGATCATGAAGTGTATAATCGACTTTCCCTTTATTAATGTTCCACATCTTGATTGAATTGTCCGAACTTCCACTAACGAGTCTATTCCCACTATTACTAACGGCTATAGATGTGATGGAACCGGTATGCCCTTTCAGGTCTTTCATGTTCTGTGTATACCTTTTACCTTCTACCTTGGGCTTAGATGATTCGAGTAGTTTTTTTTCAAATGTAAACATATATATATATAATATGGCTAAATTTGTCTAACTATATTATATAAAATGCCCCCCAAAAAAAAGGAACTTATATGCAGTAACTGTGAGGAATGTGGTCATATTGGAAAAAATTGCCCTGACCGTCCATTTGTTTTTTACTCGAATCGCAAATTCCCCAAAGTTACCCTTATACAGTCAAAGGCTTTACCTGCAAAATTAAAGGCGGCTGATTGTATTTTATGTGGATTAACATTTGATTATAAGGATAAAACGGTTGTAAAAACGGCTTGTAAACATTACTTCCATAATGATTGTTTAGCAAGACGGTGGGGGGAAGAATACCCAAATATAAAATGCCCGACGTGTAATTTTGATTATACATTCGATTTATTGGGAACAACGAGTCCGACGGTCGCTGCGAGTCAAGTGTTTGACCGCAAAATGGCGGAAATGAAATATGCAGACGATTTAGAATCACAAACACGTCATTTAACTGATGAGGAAATTGAACGGATATTGGATCAAGAAGACCCATACCATCGGTGGGAGGATATAGAAAAGAATTTTCTCAGAGAACAGCTGAAATATTTAACCTATGATAAAGATTATTCTGGATATTACTCAAATGATGTATCGATTGGACTTTATGACCAGGCCAGAGATAGAATACAAGAATGGAATAGAGGTGGAACAATGGATGACCATTTTCAACCAGCAAATAAACAAGGTATGGAAGCTCTCAGTGAGGAATTCTTTCTAAAATCACACCCAGAATTAGTAGGTAAAGTAATGAGTTATTTTAAAGCCGAAAATGACCCTAATGTGAAAAAGTTTTATGAGGAACAATTAAAAAATGACCCTCTGCCGCCTCCTCCTGGTCATGAGCAGGTTCAGTCTCCTCATAAATCTAGAAAAAATGCTTCTAGCAAAAAATCTTCTGCTTCTAGCAAAAAACCTTCTTCTGGTTTGAGTGGCGCCAAGACGAGGAAGCGTAATAAAAGTATCTAAATTTCATATATTTCAACCCGCAACTTTTTTGCGGTTTGAAATCTGTAAATGACTGCCAGTTTGAAAGAATAAAATGGCAGGCGATATTGATGCGAAGCATCATAACAGACGCCGAAGGCGGCAGTGCGAATTTAACTCTTCAAATGTCCATTCATCTACGTTTCGAAGTGCGTTTTTGTTTATTGTTTTGTTTTCGTATTGTCTTGCGCCTACGCTTACTCCGTTTTCCTCCAAGCAAATCCGTAATTTCCTCTCGTAATACTGGGGTAAGCTTTGCAAACAATTTGCCGAATGTACCCAGTTTTTCATCTGTGTTCAACGGTAGTCTTCTAGCAGCAGCAGCCTCATATCCCTCGTCTGATTTTTTTACGCCTTTATATAACCAATACATCTGTGCTCGTGAACCTCGACTAGTTAATGACATTTTAATCCCGCCAGTTGCCCCTAACACAATAACGTCATCTTTAATATCAATTCCGTTACGTTTGCCAAATTCTCCGCGTGCGCCAATTCCAAAATACGGTCCAATTGCAACTGATTTGAATGGAGTTGGTCCACGGAATTGTTGTGTGAGCGTGAGAACTCCATTTGAGTCTAAAGTATATAAAAAAACATTGTCACCACCACCATAAGTAGATGGATTGCCCCAACGTTCAACCGCCACGGCTAACATCCCGTCTTTATATGCCATATGATTTATACTTAACCCACGTGTTTCGCTAATAGGAACACATATGGTTGACGATTTTAAATCTCCATCGCTCTTACCCCACACCTTTATTACGCCATCTCCGCCCGCCGAAATTATATGTTCTGGAGTACTTACTAATGAGTTTACGGTACCAAAACTACCAGGGTCATCAATATGAACAATTCGTCCATCTCGAACAATTTGTCCATCTCGGCTGCTACAATCCCATACAGTTACACTTCCGTCACTTCCTCCAGAATAAAAATGGGTTCCATCGAGGCTAAATGCAACACTGTTGACTGAATTAAACCCAACCCCCGCATTACTATGTCTTAGAGTAGCGGCTAACGTCCATATTCCATCAGTCATATTAAACACTTTAATTGCTCCACGATTGTAATGACCTGCAACAAACATGTCATTTCGAGCGGGGTGGACCGCTATTGACGTGACCCACCGTTCTCCTACGCTAACAATTGGAATAGATTTTTTAGTATTGGTATCAAAAATATCTATCCCATTATTAGTTCCGGCAATAATATTTTCTCCATCATTAGTAAACGCAACTGCGTTTGTAAAGCCGGATGTAAGAAATCGAGTCATCTTTCGAGTTTCATCAGTATAATATACTGAACTACAAGAACATCCGAATGCGGTTTTGTCTCCACGTTCACTAATCGCAACAGACATTATCGATGTACTTTCGTCGCTGCTAGTATCAACAGGTTTTATTTTATAACCATGCTCCTGCATGGCTTCTGGTATAGTTGCCGTATTCTGCATATACCATGGTTTGACTTCTTTCATATCTCTTTCATGACCTCTTTGGGATATTAAACGTTCGGGTTGCTCCTCTCTCATTTTTCGTCTTTTCTCTTCAATTTGCGGAATGTCAAATAACGATTTTCTCTTTTCTCCAGAACTCGCCATATAATATATACTACTACATTATTTGCATGCAATAGCGTCTCGATTTTGTTTTGGGTTCTTCTTGTTTTTCTGGCATGTCATTTTTATGCATTAATCTATGTTTGGTCCAATTTGACTTCTTATGACACCTAAAGTTGCAATCTTTGCATAAAAACATTTTCGATTCTGATTCGGGCATTTTGTATTAAATGTAAAGATATCTTTATATAATATATAATGTCGAAAAAGGAAGAAACCGAGTATTTAACAAGATTGAGAAAGGAAGAAACCGAGTATTTAACAAGATTGAGAGAGGTAGTAGCCAAGAATAATAAATTAGAAAGAGAATCAGTTAATAGACAACTTAGAGATTTAACAAGACAGCAGCCAACTGTAATCAGAGAATTTCCGCCTATACCAAGTAAGGAGTATACTATAAAAACTAAAACCGAATGGAAGAACAGTGTTTCTAAATTTCTTACAAAAAGCGCACTTATAGGAGAGGCAATAAGCACAGGTTTTGAACGTTTATCTGAATCTGCGCCTGTATCTACGTCTGCATCTGCGCCTTTATCTGCGTCTGCATCTACGAAAAAAGTAGAATGGACGAATGAAAAACTGGATGACTATATAGATAAAGTTACACCTCAAATGGGGAAGAAATTTGGAGGCAAAAAGAAAAATAAATCTCGTAAAGTAACAAAACCACGCCAAAGAACTACTAGAAAGCGTGCATAAATAATAATTTTTATTATAATCATATAATAAAAATGACTTACGTATACGTTGTGATTGAAAACGGCGACCCATATCCGGCGGTGTATACATCCTTCGCCGTGGCTGTATCAGCCGCAAAAGTGCGTCATGCAGAGACTATCATAGAAGAACTTCTGGAAGCGGATGGAGAACCTATGTGTTCTGATTTAGATGTCCCAGAAAATGAAATAACTGGTAAAACATTACTATATGTCGAGAAGGGCATTCATATAGAAATATGCAAGCTGCCCATTACATCGGTATAATTATTTTTCCACCATCGTTTCCTTTGCCAAGATATGAATGACCTTCGGGTAGTATGTCTCGCGCTCACTTCCTGCGAGCGACTGCCGTTGTATATCCAGGCATCGCTTGGAGAACTCCGAATCGGCATCCTGGTAATCCGGGTTCTCCTGCTTCCATTCCATAAGTTTACCCATACTTTTATAGGACACTGTTTGAATTGCCTTTTGTAGTTTGGAATCATCTGGTTCCTTATTCCACTTATCTTCATCTTTGATATACATAGTCTCGCGTTTCACATCAGTACAATGAAGCGGTCGCTCGTTGATTCCAAGTTGTTTCAGATTATCCATGAATATTTTCGAAATTCCCTGAACGAAACCGAGTTGTGCATTGTTCTCCAGGTCTTGGTAGGAAATCTCGATGTTCTTTACGAAGTCAGTGAAGTTGAATGCATCCTTGCATTGTTCATTGAGAAACAGGTTGATATTAAACTTATTATTACTGTTGATGGTATTATTGTTTACGATTCTATCAGATTTTGCAATGATTTCAGCGTTTTGCTCCATAACCTTATCTATCGTTCTCGATTGTTCAACTATAATGTTGCGTAGTTCGCTGATTATCTGATTCATGACGACCGATTCAATCCCTGGTTGTACTGTGCATTTATTTTCGTGATACCACAGGCTATTTCGAGCTTTATACTCCTTATTACATTTTTTACAAGCATAACTTGCTGCGGCGCTTTTTGGCGTTTTTTCGTTCAAAATGGTTCTATTCTGGTGCTTTCGAGTCATTGTATGTCTAGTCCAGTCTGATAGTTTACAGCATGTAAAGTCACATTCTTTACAACTAAATTCTTCTGTGTTTTCTGCGTTTTTTTTCATTCTAAATGTTCTATATTATTAGAACAGGAAAAAACGCCGAAGCAAAATACGCAAAAATATTATGCTGTCAAACTTTTCAAGAAAAATCGAGAATCAAATCATCATGCTCACAACCCGTTTTTTCGAGAATTTGGTGGCTGCATATTTATTTTTGGACATTTTATAAATGTCCAATTTTCAAAACAACCTATTAATAATGATTCCTTCCCCAAGACTTATTGTTTTTACTACTTAAAGAAAAACAAAACTACTTATCCACCATCGTTTCCTTTGCCAGGATATGAATGACCTTCGGGTAGTAAACATCACGGTCACTTCCTGCGAGCGACTGTCGTTGTATATCCAGGCATCGCTTGGAAAACTCCGAATCGGCATCCTGGTAATCTGGGTTCTCCTGCTTCCATTCCATAAGTTTACCCATACTTTTATAGGACACTGTTTGAATTGCCTTTTGTAGTTTGGAATCATCTGGTTCCTTATTCCACTTATCTTCGTCTTTGATATACATGGTCTCACGTTTCACGTCAGTGCAATGAATTGGTCGTTCATTAACACCAAGCTGCTTCAGGTTATCCATGAATATCTTCGAAATGCCCTGCACAAAACCAAGTTGTGCATTGTTCTCCAGGTCTTGATAGGAAATCTCGATGTTCTTTACAAATTCAGTGAAGTTGAAGGCATCCTTGCATTGTTCGTTGAGAAACAGGTTGATATTGAATTTGTTATTGCTGTTATTGTTACTGTTTACAATATTTGTATTTTTACTGGAATCGAGAGCCTTATTTACCAACTCAGCGGTCAGCTTCGATTGCTCTATTATAAAATTCCGAAGTTCCAGATTATCACTCAATAAACGTTGGTTGTCTTGTGCTATATTACATTTGTTCTCGTGATACCAAAGGCTATTTCTCGCTTTATACTCCTTATTACAATTTTTACAAGCATATGTGGTTTGGAGATTTTTGGCGAGTTTTTCCAACTTTTCGGAGATTTTTGTATGTTTCAGTGTCAATAAGTGTTTGTCCAAGTCAGATTGTTTACAGCATTTATAGTCACATTGTTTACAATTAAATTGTTGGTTCAAAAAAGTCGCCGGATTGGTCCTTATGGCGTGTTTGTTTGTCGATATATGTTTATTCCATTCAGATAGTTTACAGCATTTGTAGTCACACACATCACACCTAAATGTTTCGGAGATTTTTGGCGACTTTTCCATTCTAAATGTTCTATATATTTTAGAACAGAAATTAATCGCCAGGAAATCTCCGAGAAAATTCGAAAATATTATGCTGTCAAACTTTTCAAGAAAAATCGAGAATCAAAGCATCATGGTCACATCTCGTTTTTTCGAGAATTTCGAAGTCTGCATATTCATTTTTGGACATTTTATAAATGTCCAATTTTCAAAACAACCTATTAATAATGTACCCCTTTCCAAGACCTTTACGAGTTATTGTTTTTCCTACTTAAAGAAACACAATAATTAATTGTATAATAAATACGGTAATAAATACATAGATACAATCAAGACAATTATATTAGTATTCACACTTTGATTCACAAACAGATACGCCAATAAACATGACATTATCATCATACCACTATCTGCCAAAACGGCCTTAAATGACATCTCATTCGCATAATCCTTGAATGTATCGAGCATCCGATTTACCCCCCTGGGAACACTACTAAAAAACGCATAAAACAATATATCATGCGTTACTTGCAATGCTATGGCCAGTAGTATGAAATTCACTATCGAAAAATCGGCGAATATGGAATGATACAAGAATCTCGTGATAATCAATACTATCAATATAATCAACACATCCGCGATAACGGCTGATAGATTATATTTCGAATACCACTTCTGTAAAACGTCCGATGAAAATGCCTTTGTATTCAATAACGTAATTACGGACAAATCGGTAATCAATACTGCATTCAATAACGGCAGATAGTCGTTGGTATTCGTAAAGTCGGCTATATTCTTAAACATATGTATATACTATACACATACGTTTTTATTGCGCAATACCTAAAAAGGTCCGACCAATCTTACTGGTTATAAACATTCCGACTCCCGAAGCAATTTGCATATACAGCACTTCATCCACCTTCTTATACGATACTAAATATATCGACAACACGATGAAAACCAAATAAAACACCCAAAACGAAACTGTAAATAGATCCATTATACTATATCCAGAGATTCAAATGTGCACTCAGTTTATTATAATTATCGGGATTGTTTACTTTACATATTTTGTGTGTATCTTTTGTTGGGTAACAACCAGACGGCTTGATACAAAGTTCAAAACAATCATTCATTTTTTTTACCCATCGTATGCAGTGTTCGTTAAGAAATGTATTCTCATCGGTCTTGAAATAGATTGTCTTATTTATGTCCATTATATAGATATCAGGGCATTGTTTTTGTAAAAATTGAACCAATCGAATGTACACTCTAAAAGAAGATACAGAAGAAAATGCCTTCCATTATCGACACCGACAATTTCGTTATATTTTATACAGGGCTGTTCTTCGTAACGGTGATGAAGATACTTCTAATATTGCATTGTGATTATTTATGCGCGGGGATTTTATTGTTTGGGCTATTTGTGTTCCGGAGGCGATACTTGTTGGTATGTAGATTGAATGTAATTTGCTCTGAATTAGAAAAACTAAGGCAATAAAAAATATAATATTCATCCATCCACATCCTATTCTTTTTTTTAATACTTATAAATCTTAGCAAACCCCTGCAACATCTGCAGATACTCATCGTCCGTCTTATTAAACACAGTCTTCAGGTCCCTCAGATTCTTCCGTGTCTGGAAACCGTCGTCCACAAAAGCGTCCTCGAGTTCACGGATAGTGGCGCTCCGAATCTTGATGACCGTATGACTCCTAAGGTTCCTCCTGTTCTCCAACATCTGCTCGATATCCGTAGAGTATTTTCCGTTTCGTAGAAGCATTATGCAATAAAGAGAGAGAGAGTAATTGCTTATTATAAAGAGGCTATTTGGTAGAATCAATTTTGTCCAATACAATAAAAAAATGGTTTTTCCTATAACCATTGTTTCTATCTATGTTTCTGTTTCTGTTTCTGTTTCTATCTTTTTGTTTACCTCCCCCTCCTGTTCTTCACACCGACGCCAGAATAGTAGTCCGAAGCTTTCCCCAGCGCCTTAATAAGCTGAAGCTCATCGTTATCCGTGAGCTTGCCGATGTTCTCTCCCGTCTTCTGGACCCATATCTTGGTCGAATAGTCCCTGATGACGAAATACGCGTCGAATCCGTTCGGGTCATTCTTACGCGTGAGTTGCGAATATCTCTTTCCGAAAGCTTCGAAAGACACCATACGAACCTTCGCGAAATGCATCGGCATATACGACGTCATACCCTTGGCGTTCTTGATGCCGAACCCCCTCATCTCGGCACCGCGGTTGAGGCGATTCAGCAACTTCCTGCATTCGTCCTCATCGTAAAAATCCTCGAAAGTGCCCTCCTCCTGCTGGACCCAGTATCCGTCTTCCCACGTAAACGTGGTCTCAGTCCCGTTAATCATCTTGGTAGTCTTGGTAGTCATTATTGGTGTTGGTTTCAGTCGAGTGATTTTTATATAATGAGAAAAAAACAGAATCAATTTTATAGAATTCAACACAATGTCGGTTTGCTGTCAGGTGCCAGCGCCGACGAATATACCGCAATCATGGCGACAACCGCATATACTAGACTGGTCACTCTCATTCCAAAGAAACCTCCGACTAATCCAACCATCAGAGAGTTAAATAGTCCACCTATGTCGAGCCATATTCCGGTCATGGATTGCACCTGACGGCGCACAAGCTCGGCGTCCTTTGACTCTGTCTCAATCTCTACCTCTTTATCAGTCTCGGAGACTGAGACTGAGACAAAGGTTCGACTTAAATGCCCCATTGGCCCATTACGATGTCTACAATCACTCGCATTCAGTGCGCGTAGACCACACGAAAACCCCTCGCCAAGTCCAAATAGCACCGACGAACATAACACCCCATTTAGTGACGTAGAGAGACCAAGACTCAGGTGTCCCAGCCCCAATACGGTGAAGCTAAGGATCGCCGCGAGACGACGATTCCGGTCTGCAATATCGGAGAGCCAGAAGAACGATACCGCCGTCCCACCCACCACAGCCAACGCTATAGCAATCTCTTTCTGTGATAGACCCATCGACAGGGCACGAAGGCATAACACACGAGCGAACCCACCACGAACAACTTCGGTAAAGGCAATCAGCAAACCGCTATGAAACCATGGTGTGTTGAAATGTCCATCATAAGGTTGTGGTAAGCCACCACCGATTGGAAGGACCATGCGCCAAGCGACATTTGCATTGACGTTGGTAACTTGGGTCGATTCATCTTTTTCGATTCGACGAACAACTATAGCCATGGCTACTCCCAATACGGCGACTATGACTGCTAGTACTCCATACGCATCCGTGGGTCGCTCAAAAATCAAATGCGTCGCCAACAGTGGTCCAATCGAACCGGCCGCGAACCGACACATAACCTGTAGTTGCATCACCTTTGCGTCGATATCGCCACGTATATTTTCAGCTGGACAAATTGCCACTTGCTCCTCATCTTCTGCCTCGAACAGTTCGATGCGTCCCTTACCATGGTCTTTGAATGCGACGGAACAGGTGTTCCATAAAAGATTTATGCCGAGGTTAATTATGAATACGCCGAACACATAGGCCGTCAGGCCATCAGCAATCATTGCAAGTGTGGCGGAACCTAGGCAGTATAAGACCGCCCCAGTAATGGCGCCGGATGGACGGTCCGCCACGGAAGACATAAATCGATTCCACCTACCATCGAGTTTGAGCGCGAGACTGAGACACGATATTATCATATCGATTACCCCGACAACAAATGATAACGAAGAACTATCAATGATAGATTGGAGGAGAACATAGTTAAGAGCGTTTCTACCAGCAGAGTCCTGCAGTTCGAGTATAAACATTGGCGCGAATATTACGGGTAATACACGGAAGCGCGGAGCGTCGTCGAAAAACGTAGCGGACCATGCGACGACCGAGAAACGCCAATATCGAAGAGGGGCACCGACAACTTCGGAAATATGTTTATAAGTGAACATTCATTGGTAAGTTTTAATAAAAATATATATTTCATTCAATTTTTCTCGATAATACTATATATGCCACGATATACAATTCGCCGATATACTTATAATAAAGCGAAACGCCTGGGCTTAAGCGTAAAGCCATCAACGAACAAGACCAAGAAAATTGACGTGTATAACGAAACGACGGGAGAAAAAATTGCGAGTGTTGGCGCCAATGGGATGAACGATTATCCGACATATATACAGAAACGTGGTCCCAAATACGCGAAAACTCGCCGACGATTATACAGAATTCGTCACGAAAAAGACCGACAGGTAAAAATGAGCAATGGTTGGTTATCGGACAAATTACTATGGTAATTGTTCGTTTAGTCGAATATATACAGAAAAATTGAATCAATGTAATTCTATCTATTAATAACGAACGAACGAACGAAGCAAATATGAAACTACGAAGCGGAAGAACGACTGGACCCTACTTGATTATTTATGATTTCCCGTCTGACTCGATAGTGCGCTGTGCAAACAGCCCATGGTTACTGGCTCGCATCAAAGAAGTTACCTTTCTACTACGCCATTGCCCCCCATCTCCCTCCCAGCGGACTTATAGGAAGTGTGTTGAAATTGTCTGCTACATCATCGAATGCACTCACAAATACAACACCGAGGACCTATGCCCGGAGACCAAGTGCGCATTCATCCGCTTACTATCCGCAGCGTATAAAGTCCAAGTGGAGATAGGAGAGATTCTATGGGCGAATCGACACGACATTTATATGGATGATGACCACTATAGGTGCTTGAAACATATTATTAGCGACGAGTCGCTTCCATACAATTACGATATTCATACTTATGACGATGGAGAGTATACAGACATCGAACTATGGGATTATTACTTCTATTTTAGGACGGTGCCGGACCCGTATGTTCAGAATGCGGACAGTTGTTTCAGTGGGGAAATTCGTCATCGGAATCGTATGATGATTGCATAAAAAATTACTTACGATAAATCGATGTTAAAAAATGCCTATTAAAAGG